ACGATTGAAAAGGGGGCGGAGTATTTAGTGGCCATGCCGACAGATATTGAAAAGGGAGCCGAATATAAAGTGATAGCCGAAATAGGAATTACCAAATCAGCGGCGTACCGGATACTAACTATTGGGCATGGAATTACAAAATCGGCCGCGTATAGAATACTTACCGAAGCAGGCATCACCAAAGGAGCGGAATACGAAGTGTTAACGGAGATCGGGATAACCAAGGGGGCGACCTATAAAATAAAATCGCCAGTTGAGATTACAAAATCGGCTATTTATACATTGCTGACCGAGGCAGGTCTGACAAAATCAGCCGCCTATCGGGTACTGACAGTTTTGGAAAAAACAAAACCGGCCGAGTACTTGATATTGATAGAAACGGGAATCACCAAGGGAGCGGTTTACGCCGTGAAGACCAGCGGGCAAATAGATAAGGCGGCCGCGTACGCGGTGATGACCGAAGCCGAACTAACTAAGGGGGCAAGATACGCGGTGATCGCCGAGGTAGAAAAAACCAAGGCCGCGGCATACAGAATAAAAACAGAGATAGGAATCACAAAGGGGGCGGAATACGACGTCGTGACCGAGCAGGGTCTGACCAAGACGGCGGAATATTACGTCAGGATTTACCCCTACAGCAAGAAAACCAGCCCATATAAAAAACTGGTGCACAATTATTAAAAGTGTTATAATATAAAAAAATGCTAAAAGGATACACCACCCGGCAGGAGGTGGAAAATTACCTGCTGATAACAATCGACGCGTCATTTTATGCACAGGTGGACGCCTGGATAGAATCTGTTGAGGCGTACATCGACCGCCGGACCGGCCGGAATTTTGTGGCCGATGTTGCGGCAAGCGTCAGAAAATACGATGGCGACGGATCAAACATCCAGCTAATAGACGACGCTGTGGCCATAACAAAAGTAGAGGTGGACGACGAGGAGATCGTGCCGGACTCCAGCACCGAGGAGGGATATTTTGCCTACCCGGCAAACGACCTGCCAAAAACAAAACTGGAAACCGACGGGAATCTGTTTGCCCAGGGCCGGCAGAACGTCGAGGTGACGGCCAAGTGGGGATACAGCGTGGCGGTGCCGACAGACATAAAAAGAGCGGCGACCGTGTTTGTGGCCGGCATCATTAATTTTTCAGACGAGGGCAAGGGCGAGGTATCAAGCGAGACGATTGGGGCCTACTCTGTTTCCTACAAGACAACCCAGGAGAGGGACGATTTCAACCGGGCGATTGAAACGTTGAAAGCATATAAAAAATTCACATTCTAACATGGCGATAGAAGACCACTACGACAAAGTTGTAAACATAGAGCGGTTGAGCGAGGAGAGCGGCATCAGCGAATACGAGGCGCATCTGAACGGCGTCAAGGCACACATTCAACCGCTGGACGAAGCCTACAGCGAGGACCTAGACGGGAGTTTTGGCAAGGACTCGATGATGTTTTGCGACACGGCCGACATCCTGGAGGGGGACCGGGTGATCGACGGGAGCAATGAATACCGGGTGGTCGGGATAAAAAAATATAAATTCCTGGGAGAGCAAAGGCACATGGAGGTAAGAATCAGGCAATTCAATGACTAAGATAATTGTAAAAATTGAGGGGCTGGACGATTTCGCGGCCGGGGTAAAGCGCGCCCCGCAGGAAACGGTCAAACAATTATCGCTGGCGGTTCAGAAGTCATTACTGAACATTCAAAACCAGGCGATCAAGGAAGCGCCGGCCAACAAGCAGGTGAGTCTGGGGGCCAGATTAAAAGCCAGTTTTAGATCGAGGATGATGACGAAATTATCCGGGCAGGTTTACTCGATAAGTCCATACTCGGCGGCGGTGCACGAGGGAACCAGGCCGCATATAATCAGAGTAGTAAATAAAAGGATTTTAGCTAATAAAAGGACGGGGCAATTCTTTGGAAAAATAGTAAATCATCCCGGGACGCAGCCGAACCCTTATTTTTTAAGAGCCATAGAGAGGGCAAGCAAAAAAATTGAGGAAAATTTTGACAAGGCATTGGAGAACGTTCTAAAGATGCTATAATAAAATTATGACATCAACCACCATAAAAGATATCGGGGATTTGATAGTCGTCAAGGTCCAGGCAATCCAGGTCGGGGGCAAGGATATTTTTGGTAGCGTGCTGGGATACGCCGACGGCGACATGAAAAAATATCCGGCCGTTAGAATTACGCCAAAAGGAGGACGGGGAGAGGTGATAGACACCCACCGCAACCAGCGGACCTTTAATTTCGAGATAGCGCTATACCAGGAGCAAAGCGTGGCCGGCGAGGACAAGGCCGGAGCCGCGGCGCTGATGACACAGGCGGCCGACGCCATCCTGGAGGCATTCGATCACGACAATGACCTGGGTGGTGAGGTCGAGATCGTCCGGGTGGTAGAATTTGACACCGATTTCAAGGTCGCCTCAGGGACATTTAATTTCGCAACATTTAGAATCGACTGCGTTGTAAACGTGCCAAATTACAGCGTGTCGCCATAAACATGATAAAATTCAAAAATACATCAGACAGGGATCAAGCGATCCCGGGCGTAGGGATAGTAAAAGCCGGGGAGACAGTCGAACTCCCGGACGGATTCCACAACGCCAACTTTGAGCGGCAGGAAAAAAAGACCCGGCAGATGACCAGGGTCTACTCCGCGCCAAGAAACAAAATAATAAATAATACACCAAAACGAAAATGAATTACTTAGCAGACAAATCATACCTGGCGTTGCGGACGCAGGCGTCGCCCACAGTCGTGGAGATTCCAAACGTGTTCGCGCCGCTTATCAGCGAGAGTATAAGAGTCAATCCAAACTTTACGGCCGATCGCCGGCTAAAAGGTTTGAGTTGGAAAACCGACGAGCTTCTAAGGGGGGCCAGGTTTATCGAGGGAGACCTGACCGTTTGGGCCGACCCGGATATTTTAAGCCACCTGTTTAACATGGTCTACGCCAAAGGCGTAACCACCGGCAGTCTGGCCGACGGATACACTCACCCGTTCACGGTCGGGGAGGGAAAGTTTTATACGCTGGAAATCCCGCGCGGCGACTACGCCCAGAGAATCTGGGGAGCGCGAGGAGAGAACCTAAAGGTTAGTTTTCAGGACAACAAGATGCAGGCGGTCTTGTCGATTAAAGCCCTGGGGCAATTTTACACCGCTGGTCTGGCAGTGGCGCTGACAGGAGCGGGAATGACATCTCTTGTCATGAAAACAAACTACGACCTGCGTCCGACTGATGGGTTGGTGGCTGGAGACAAGCTGATAGTCGGCGGAGTCGAGATAACGATCACATCGCTTAACGCGGACGGGAAAACCGTAAACTTTGGGGCGACGACGGTGACCGCGGCGGTGGGAGATCCGATCTATTTGAAAGCGCAGACGCCGAGTTTCCCGGCGCTGGCCGAACCGTTATATTTGGGCAACACCCTGGTCGGAATTGCGGCAACATCGGCCCTGGCGGTAACTGCGGCCGGAGCTAAAGCAACGGCATCCCCGTGCTATAACCTGTCATTTGAATTTAAGAATAACCTGCTTAGCGAGCCGGCATCCGGATCCACCGGGCCGTCGGTACTTCTAAACCAGGTGAGGGAAGCGGCGATTGAGTTATCGCGACTGTTTGAGAACCCGACTCAATACCAAAAGTGGCTGGAATATGTAAAGCAGGCCATCACGGTAATAACCACCGGCCGGTTTATTAAAAGCGACCTGACAACGTCGGAAAAAATGACGGTGAACTTTCACAGCGTGAAGTTGATGACCAACGAGCAACCGCTGGAATCAGGGCAGTACATCTTTGACAAGCAGAAATTTGAATCGCTATACGACGCCGGAGACGGCAAAGCGGTCGAGGTAACCATAATCAACAAGACATCGGGCGATGACCTCGGGGACGACGACTCGATATAAAGTGAATTAAAAAACCATGAAACTAAGCGACATTCTAAAAACCAAGGAGATAGAGGTCGAGGGAGTGAAAGTAAAAATCCAGGACCTGTCCTGGCCGGAATTTATGGCGAGTCTCGAGATAGAGGATCTGATGGAGCGGGGCGCGTTCCGGCTGGTTAAGGCGATAGTGGAGTGGAATCTGCAGGACGACGACGGCAAGCCGATGCCGGTGACCGAGGAGAACATAAAGAGGCTGCCGGCCAAGATCATCATGCCACTGGTGGACGCCACGCGGGAGGTTTTCGCGTCAGAAAAAAAAAAGAACTGACAAAAGACATCGTGTTCTTTTTTGAGGGGGTAACCAGCCGGCCGCCACTCGAATACCTGGAGTTCCTGCTATGCAAGGAGTTCGGCTGGACGTGGCAGGACCTTCGCAGCCAGCCTCGGCAATTTATAAGCGACATGCTCGAGGTGATGGCGATTAAATCTAAATTAGACCGAAAACGAAATGGCTGATGTAGAAAAAAAAATGAAGGTCTCGGTCGAGGCCGAGGATAAGACCGGCGACGCTCTAAAGAGCTTGGGTAAGAACCTGGGGCAATTGCAGGGAGCGTCATCCGGGCTGACGTCGGGACTGACCAAGTTGGGGCTGGCCGGACTTGCGCTGGCCACGGCCTGGAAAGCTTTCGATTTTATGAAAGGGGCGATCACGTTGGCCCTCGAGGACGAAAAAGCGTTGTTCCACCTGGAGCAGCAGATCGAGGCGTTGGGGATAGCGTTTGACACCGTGGAGCCAAAGATAACGAAGTTTGAAAAGAGGATGGCCTCGATGGGCCAGCCGATTAGCGACACCGACGAATCGATAACCGTCCTGGCCAGAGTGACCGGCGACCTCAACGTGGCGATGGGGCTATCAAAGTTGGCCTCTGACTTGGCGGCCTCTGGCATGGGGGACGTGACGTCAAACTCGAACGCGCTGGCTAACATGTTCAATGGCAAAATGCGTCAGGCCGCCCAGGCGTTTGGGATAGACATGAGGGAGAACGCTACCGCGACCGAGATATTCGACACGCTTCTTAAAAGAGCTACGACGACAACCGAGGAGATGGCCACCAAAAACTTCGGGCACATCGAGGCGTTCAAGACGCAGTTCAGCGAGCTGGCCAGTGGGATAGGACAAGCATCGCTGGGAATAATAGATAGCATATTGGCAATAGGTGGAGCGTTGCTAAAAGGTCCGAGGGGATACGCCGAATTAAAAGCGGAGCAGGAAGCGGAAGATTTTGCGGCTTTGAAAGAAAGGTTATTTGCGAAAAGCATGAGAGATAATGAAATAAAAATAGCGGCGAAATTGGCTCAACTGAAACAGGATACACTGGATCAACAAGAACTGGACGAAAAAAATAAAGAAGAAGCCATAAAAAATCAAAAGGAATTGGCTGAGAAGATAAAGCAGTCGTTCCGGGACATAGCTAGCGCGGTGGTGACGTCGCTCAAGGAGCAGCAAAAGGCAATAGAGAACCTGCAAAAGTCGATGAAGGACCTGGACGAGGCGATGCAGGACGACCTGGCCAAGTCGCAGGAGAACTACCGGCAGAGTGTAGCCGACATGGCGCGCGCGGCCAAGGACAAGATAGACCAGCTGGACAAGGACATCGCCGACGAGAAAAAAAACCGCGACCAGGGATGGCGCACTAAAGTAGCCGACCTCGAAAAGCAGAAAGCCGAACAGCAAAATATTATAAACCGGGCCGGCAACGAGATCGGAGACATCCAAAACGAAATCAACAAGGACGACCTGACCCTGCTGGCCGAGAAGCACGTCAAGGAGATGCAGGCGATAAAGACTCAGGCCTCCGACAAAAAAGCCGAGATGCAAAAAGAGGTGGACGAGCGGACGTCTTTTGCGACGGGACTGGCAAGCAAAGCAAGCGAGGCCGGGTTTGCCGACAAGGCGGTGGGCGAGAGCATGTCGTTTTTGGGAAGCATCGGCGCCGGGTCGATACAGCAATCGTTCATATTCAATCTGCCGGGAGTTGTAGCCGGCGACGAGGGAATAAAAAATTTAATAACGCAGATGATCGCGGAGTTAAACAGACAGGCAACGCTCCGCAACGTCGGCGGAAAATAGCATGGCGGCTAGCATAAAATTTGATGGAACAGAGATACTGGACACAACCCACGTGCCCAGGTTCATGAAGCACGAGAGCGCACCTGAACGCGAGATAGACTCGCTGGTGCTGGCCCGCCAGGACGGTGAAATTTTAATAGCGGAAAGATACGCCAGAAAAGCAATAAAGCTGTCCGGAATAATAACCGGAAGTAGCCAGGCGGACCTGGAATCAAAAATAGATATTTTCAAGGAGCTGTTCTCGCGCGTGGAAAAAAACCTGGACATCGACTGGAACGGCGGGACAAGGCGGTACGTGGCCTCGTGCGTGAGGCACGATTTTGACCGCGACCATTTTCATATTCTGTTCGCCCCCTGGACTGCCGAGTTTGCGGTGCTGTCGGGAGAGGGCAAGGACACCAGCACCACAAAGCCGCTGGACGAGCATGTCGTTAACGTCAACTCGCCGGCGACTGATAGCTTTTCAATGGCCGGGAGCAAGCCGGCCGAGCCGGTGATAACTATAAAGGGCGGAAACTTTTCGGCTTACAACCGGGGAGTGGAGTACAAGAACACTGACACCGGAGATCGGCTGATTGTGACGCAAAACTCGGCCTGGAATACCACGGCTTCGATTATAATAAATTGCCTGCTAAAAAAAGTAACAGACAACATAAACCTGGACCCGGCGATATTCATAAATAGCAAATTTTATGGTGTATTTCCGAAATTCAAAATAGGAACCAACAACGTCCAGATAACACTGGGAGGAGTAGTCAATCAGCAAACATCCGAACCAGATCTGACTAAAGTTGGAAGTTATTATGTTATAAATGACACCAACATCAGGCAGGCTCAAGGATTCAGCGTGCCCTATACAGACGGGACTTTCAAAGGAATAACGCTGGCGCTGAAAAAAACCGGCAGTCCGGGAAACATCACCGTGGAAATTCAAACCGACAACGGGGGAAAGCCCAGTGGATCGCTGGTTGATGCTCTGGCCACAATAACTATAGCGGCGGCCGACGTTGGCGCGGCGGTGGCCTATTTGACCAGGTACTCGACTGCCAGCGACGCGGTCTGGTCTCTAACCGCCAACATAAAATATTGGATAGTGGTTAAGGCGGCCGGAGTCGATGCTGGCAATTATTATTCAATAGCAATTTTACCTACCGGATACCCTGATATTTTGCCATATCCAAAAGGAAATAGATCAAGCAGCACCGATGGAGGGACCAGTTATACCGACGATCCAAACAATGACCTTATTTTCAAACTGCGATTCGGCGGACAGCCCGACCCGACAAGCCAAAGCATAAAGCACACGGTAGAATACACTAAAACCTATTTATAAAAATGACTAAAAAGCAACTGTTGGCAAAAGTCAGTACTCCCGGAGGCACCCAATTGGCGGTGTGGTCCGACTTTGCCTTCCGGGGATTCGTCAAGGAGCTGAACGCGGGACCGGGAGAATGCCTGATAACACTACCGGAAAACTTCGACTACAGCGAGGTGGACGTGAACGAGGGAAACTTTGTGGACATCGAGGTCTCGGATTGGGACACGCAAAACGCCAAAACTCCCGGGGATCCGACGGTGCTTATTTATTCTGGGTACATCTCGCGCACCTGGCGCAGGATTGACGAGAGAGGCGAGAAGTTGGAGATAACCCTGCTGGGGCATTACACAAAACTCGGAACGGATGTTCTAAAAAACGGAGCGCAGACGACGCTATACTCGGAGCCGACGGCCGGATTGACGATAACGGCCGGAGACCTGGACGCGGCCGATATCGGGCTAATGATGCGGGCGCTCCTTGACCGGTACATCGCGGAAAATCCAGGCACAAAAATAAGTTATGAGATTGGCGACATCCCGGATGCATCTTTGACAGTCACCTATTCGCTCGAGCAAAAAACATACCGGGAGGCCATGGAAAAGCTGAAAGATCTGGCGCCGGCCGGCACGCATTACTATGTCGAGACGTCGGGCAAGGTGAAATTCAAGCCAATGCTGTCTACGCCGACGCATAAGTTTATATTCGGCAAGCATTTCAAATCGGTGACCGTGGAGCGCAGTATGGAAAAAATAAGAAACTTTTTATTGGTGTGGAACGGGGAGAACGGAGCGTCACAAGTTTACAAACACTACGAGGACGACGCCTCGGTGCTGCAATACGGTCGACGGATGGCGACGCTGAACGATTACGGGATTGACGACGAAAACGCGGCCGACGCCCTGGGCGCAAAGTTTCTGGCCGAGAACAAGGACGCCGGCATAAAAGTTAACTGCTCAATATCCGATAACAACGGCGCCAACATCGGAAGCGACGGTCTGCCGGTTAGCGGATATGACATCGAAAGCATCCAGCCAGGAGACACCTGTCAATTTGTCGGATACGACCCGGACTTT